GATGGTCGCGGCGGCTTGTGGCATATCAAAATCAACGAGCGCGTGTACGTCGGCAACGTCGACGTATGGGAATGCACCGCCCGGCAAATCATGGAAATGGTGCACCGCTACCGACAAATCGAGGCGGAACGCATGAGCGAGGATCGTGCCGTCCACCCGACGCTCGACCTCGATACCGGCACGACGATTGCCGAGCGCGCGGCGGCCATTGAACGAGCCTAGATGCCACACGGGCCGAGCAAACAGCCGCCCTTTTCGGGTCAGCTTACCCGGGTGACGAAAGAGGGCGAGCAAACGTCGATCGCCTTTACCGCGCACACGCCCGAGGAGCTCTCGCGGAAAATCGGCATTGCGAGCGGCGCGCTCGATGTGCAGGTCAGGGCGAATAATCAACAGATTCTCGATGCCACCTCGAGCTTCGAGGAGCGGCAAGTAAAAGTCTACCACGCAGCCGTCGCGCAGCTACGCCGCGAATTGGGGTTGACGGCACCGCCCGACGGTGGGGCTCTCGAGCATGCCAACGACGCCGCCGGGCCGATACACACGCCAGAGAATCCGTGACCTGGCGCTCAATCGCGCGGGCAACCGCGCGCTCGACGCTGACGCCGCGGATTTTTTGAGTCAACACCTCTTCGAGCTCTACACGCTCGCCGACTGGCCCTTTCTGTATGTGTCGGCGCAGTTGACGATTACCGGGGTCACGGTCGACCTGCCCGACGATTTCGTCACCGCGGTTGACGACCACGCGTTGCAGATCCTCTCCAACGACGGCAACCCGACGCCGCACACGTTTGCGCTCGAGCTGTCGCCCGAGGAGCTCTCCGCGCGCTCCGGCCCCGGCATGCAATGCGGCTCCCCGCCGCTCTACTTCGCCGTCTCGCGCTCGGATACGACGGCGTCGTTTTTCCCCGACCCGTCGGGCCACATGGTGCAGGCGCTTCTGCGCTACAAGTACCTCCCGGCCGAGCCGGCACCGGTCGACGAGCCGAACGATATTCCGGTGTTTCCGTACCACAACTATCTCGTGCAAGCGGTCTATGTGTTTGCGCTCGAGCACGAGCGAGACGCGCGAGCAACGCAAGAGGCGATGGTGCGGGACAAGCTCCTTGCCACCATCCGGCTTGGCGCCGCGCCGCTCCGCTCGCAACGGGCCGACATTCCGCTTGACCCGACGGTCTTCCGGTCGCCGTGGCGCGGGTGGTCGGGTGGCTGGCCGCAAGGGTGGTAGATGCCGGGCTCCGACGACCGCGAGCACAAGATACCCGTCCGGCATTTCTCCGGGTGTATCCAATCCATGGACCCGGCATTTGTGCCGCTCGGGTTTCTTTGGGCCTCGAATAACTGGATACCCGACTACACGTATGTCTTGACCAAGCGGCGCGGCTCGCACGTGTGGCAGACACTCCCGGCGGGCGTCGATTACGTCGACCGGCTCGGACTGAACGAGGGCTCCGACGGGCACCACTACCTCTTCGCGATGGCGTGCATGACGTCGGGCGCCGACACGCTCTATGTCTCGGTCGACGACGGCACGTTCACAGCGGTAGCGAACGGGACCTTCACGACGCCGAGCGAACGGTATGGGTTTACATCGCTCGGCGATACCGTGTACGTCGGCAACGATGCCGACCCGATCAAATATATTCACTTGGGCGACGCCGCGGTCGACGTCCTGCAGCTCGGGCTTGCCGACGACACGGGGCAATCCGCGACCTTCGTAGCCGACCCGAATAGTAACTTGATCGCCGGGGCGTACTCCTACCGGTGGGCGATCATGGACACGGCTGTCAACCGGTGGGTCAAGATCGGCCCCGTGTGGTCGAAAACCACCGACGGCTCGAGCCGCGTGCGGCTGCAATTTGCGTCACCGGCCGCCGGGCTTGCGGCCAATCAGCAGTGGCACCTCTTCGTCGCCGGGGCCGACCAAATGATCGAAGGGGCGCACGATCAAACGCCGAACGGTGTTGCCGTGAACACGCCCGCCGTGTTTGCGTTGTACGACGACCCGACGGTGGATACGACAAGCGTGCCGATCCCCTCGACGGTGCAGCGGCGCGGCTCGCATCTAATCGCGCACCGTGGCTGCCTCTACGGGGCCGGTGGCCCCGGCGCCGAGGGGAATCGCGTCTGGGCCTCGGCGGTGCTCGTGCCCGGGCTCGAGCAGCAAGCCCGGGACCAAGCGCTTTTTTACCCGGCAACGGCGTTGACGCGCGACGTTGGCGATACGATTACCGGGCTCGCGGTCGTGCCGCTCTCGTCGGCGGTTGCGGTACCGACGGCGCCGCTTGCGATCTTTACCGCCGTGACGACCTGGATGTGGCAAGGGGATTTGTCGTTTGACGATCCTAGCTCGAGCATGGCGCAGCTCTCGGGGGAAATCGGGTGCCCGAGTGACCGGTCGATCGTGTCGACGACCGTCGGCGTCATCTTTTGCGGCAAGCGCAGCGTGTACCTGATTACCCCGTCGACGAGCGAGCCGAAGGATATCGGCTGGCCCATTGAAAACGCTATCCGCAACATCCCCGCCGACGCGCGCGGCGTGTCGTGGGCGGTCTTCCATCGCGGCTTTTACAAGCTCGCAATCACGCAAGCCGGCGCTGCGACGCCGACACAGCAATGGTGGCTCGATTTGCGCCACGGGCTCGGCGACCCGCCGGCGTGGTGGGGGCCGCATACGACGCCCGCGTATACCGCGAGCACGCGTTGGCAGAACCACCCGAGCGAGGACGACCGGCAATGGGGCGCGCTCGGTGCCGGACAGATTCTGCTGCTCGACCAAGCGGGCGTGTACGTCGAGGACGGTAACCCACCCGTGCCGGTCGCGTGCCAAGCGATAACCGCCTACCTCGATGATGGCACGCCGCTCGTCCCGAAACTTGCCAAGCGTGCCCGGATGATTGCCCGCGTCGACGCCGACACGTCGGTGACGGTGCAAATCACGGGCGACCAAGCGTTGTCGACGACTGGACTGCTCAAGTTCACGTCTCCGCCGTCGGCGGAATGGGACACGAGCGATTGGGACGTCGACAATTGGGAAGTCTCCGGGCTCGACCTCGAGGAGCTCGAAGTCACGGTTCCTGAGTTACGCGCCCGCGCGTTTCAGGTCACGCTCACGCATAGCGACCCGGTCGCATGCGATCTTCGAGACTTTGAATTACGCGTGCAGCCGTCGGCGCGGGATACCCGCTAAATGGCAAACCTGACCCGACCCACGAAGCAGGGCAACGCGACCACCTACCAGGGGAAGGTCGCGGCCGGCTATACGAAGATCCTTGCGGCGGAAGTGGACGCGGACCTCGACCTGATTTATTCCGCATGGAATGCGGGCGTTGATACGACCAACATTGCCGACGGGGCGATCACCGGCGCCAAGCTTCAGTCGGGCGCCATTACCACCCGTGAGCTGCTAGACGGCGGCATCCAGACGGTGGATATCGGCGACGGGCAGGTGACGCTTGCCAAGCTCGCGACCGCCGTCAAGACCGCGGGCGGCGATTTGTCGGGGCAGTATCCCAATCCCGCCGTGGCGCAAATCGCCTCGGGCACGCTCAAGGTAGGCACCCGTACCACGGTCGCGTCGACGGGTACGCAGGCGGTTCTTGCCGGAAACGCGTCAGCCTCGACGGGTTTTGACAGCACCAAGCCGGTGTGGCTGTTGCAACTCGACTACACGGCTGACCAATTCCAATTGTGGCATTCGCCCGCCGGCACGACCCAAACGTGGTCGGAGATATTCGTTATCGACAAGACCGGAGCAGTGACCACCGGTACCCTCACGCGGGCGGCGCTCGGGGTCAACGCGATTTATGGCGGCCTGAGTGTTGGATTCCCGCCGGCATCGTTCAATATGACCGGGCCAGTCGGCTGGACGGATTACATTACGCTGGCGCCCGCATGCGTCACGCGTGGCGGCAACGTCTTTTGTCAATGGGCGCCAAACCTGAGTGTGTCCGGGCCGACCGGCGGGGGCGTCGTCTCGATGCGTTGGCTGCGTGATGGCGCGACGGTCGTCATGAGTCGAAGCCTATTCGTCATGAATCCCCTAGGAACCTACATGCCGCTCCCGAGCTTGAACGGCCTTGATACCAGTGTGCCGGCGGCCTCGCATACCTACAAATTGCAGCTCCAATTGAGCGCGGCGAATATGTATGTGCAGGCGAGCGGTACGGCGGATACCGGCGTCATTTCGGCAACGGAGCTCGGATGATTGTCCGTCGCGCTATCTTTGCCGACCTGCCCGCGATTCGGGTTGGCTTTGCGCACCTCGTCACCGAGCTCGAAGCGCACCGGATTGTGCCGTACCCGGAGCACGACGCGACGACGCTCGACGACTTTACGGTGCACCTCGCCGGCCGGATTGGTACTGACCCGCGGCTCTTGCTCTATGTCGCGCTCGAAGAGGACACGCACCGGCTCCTCGGGTTTTTAGGCGGCGAAGTCTCGGAACGTGTTTTGGGTTACCCGACGCGGTTTGGGGCGGCTCACTGGCTATACGTGGCACCGCACGCGCGGAAGCTCGGCGTTGCCCGCGCGCTTGTTCGGTTGGCGTGCGAGGATTTGGCGCAGCTTGGCATCACGCACGTCGAGCTCGCATCGCTTACGGGCGACGACCAATGGGCGCGCCGCGGGTGGTATCCCTACCTCGTGCATTTCGTCTTGCCGCTCGAGGCGGTCTATGCCGGGGCGCAGGATAAGCCGCCGGCTCCGGCGCTCGAGCCGGCGCCCGCGCTCGAGCTGCCCGAGGAGCCGGCACCGGTGGCGGCGGCCAACGGCAACGGGGCGCATGCGCCGCCGAAGCGACGGCGCTACAAGCCGACCGGGCGCCCCCGCGGCCGGCCGCGGAAGGTGCCGGCGCCGTCCGAGGAGCCGCCGCCATGAGCCGCGTTATCCGCCCGGCGCTCCCGA